ATATATTGGAATTTGATGACAAAGACATTCACGACCTTCCAATTCAAGAGCGCATGAAGGTTTTGCGAGGCGGTATGGAAAGTCATGAGAAGGTCATGCTTCCTGCTGCATACAACACTCGACTTGCTGATGATGCAGGTCTTAAATTAGCAGTAGATGATTTACAGAAAGACCACGGCTCTGTACTACTTAGAGATGCTAAGTCAACATATATGGCTGGCGAATTAAGACATCCTAAGTGGGTCATGCTCAAGCCCGGTAAAGATGTAGTGCTAAGAGTATTGGATAGAAGAGGTAATGGGCCTTACACATATCGTTTAGGTACTGGTCCAATTACTCAAGCAGAGAAGATAGGTAATCGAGCAGTGGAGTCAGAAGGTGAAATTTACATGGATGTAGGGGTCGCTTTCAATAGTGAAGAAAAATACAACAAGGGTGACCATGTTAGAGTCAATGCTGCTAATGTAAGCAAAGTAGAATCAGTAGATGAAGAGACAGTTTATACTTTGACTGGCTCAGAAATAATCGGTGAAGCAGAAGGTGAAGGTCTTGTCAGTAGAGAGACCTTGAGTTTGCTCGCTAAATCTTTAGACTCGCAATGGCTTTGTGAAGTTCATAGGGCTAAGAGTGGCATCCGAGTAATAATGCCACAGGGGGATGTAGTTTACAAAGCCACAGAATCTCAAGGGCACTGGTCAGTCCATAGCCCACTTTCCTCTAACAATTATTTAGTCAGATTATCTGAAAGCCAAAGAGCGTACTGGAGCCCTATAGCAGGTGCGTTGCTTAAGGCTAACCTCGATATTGCAGAATCAGATAACGAAGATAAAGCAGAAGTGCACGAATCACAGGGAGACGGTAAGCCTTTAATTCCTCCTAGGAAAATAAAAGACAGTGAATGGAAAGATAAGGAGAAACAGATGGTAATGGTCAAAGGTCTACAGTTGATAGAGAAACTTCTGAAAAGCGGAGTAGGTGCTGTAGGTCAATCAAGTACAGGTACTATGGGCTTAGGTATAGGCTACGCTACTCCTATAGAATCACCTATGGGTCCGACGAATTTACATGATGAGAAGACGATGCCGGACTATGATAACAAAAAGCGACCCGGAGAAGACTCCTCTATAGAACCGGAAACAGAGGACACAGAAGATAAGAAACACCTAGTTATACCTGTGTCAGATGGTGTTTTAGAGGTAGATTCAGACAAGGCTGTTTTCCATACTTGATTAAATAGTATGAGCATTGTCTATAGAACCAATGGCAGCGATGGCTTCACTGAGAACTTCCCCCGTCAACCACGGTGGAACTATTAGTATAGTTAAGGCTGACAACGACCTTGTAATCGCTGGATACGCATCTGTTGAGATGGTAGACAAGCAAGGTGATTTAATTACTAGAGGTGCTTTGAAAAATGCTTTTGGTGACTTTATGAAAGCAGATGGATTTAGAAATGTTCAACTGGCTCACTCAAATATACAAGTTGGAAGCGTTATTCCATCTTACACTGACTCTGATGGTAGAGTTTGGAAATCCGGTGTCGACGACGCTGGTATGTTCGTAGTCATTAAACTACGAGATGACATAGAAAAGGCAAGAGAAGTTGCCAAAGAGATTCGCAAAGGAGCCCTTAGAGGTTTCAGTATTGGAGGACAAGCATTCAAGAGAATGCGAAAGAGTGACCAACAACACGGTGACTATACAGAAATCTCCAAACTGGAACTACATGAGGTCACTATTTGTGAGAAAGGTATTAACCCGGAGGCGACATTCCGTATATTGAAGGAGGACACAAATATGAACGATGATAATGTATTAGGCGAATTGTCAAGCACACTAGATAGACTGAACGGAAGACTCGATGCTATGGAAAAAGGCGACAAGGATATACCAGAAGGTCTTAAAGAGCACTTGAAAGACAAGAAAGACGAAAAAGACGAGGCGAAAGATGGCGAATAATAGATTAGATATATCAGACAATACTGCTATTAGTATGCCTATGAGAAATCTGATTT